ACATTCTAAGAAGAGCCTGAGGCAAAGGGCTCTTACCGATCTCAAAAATAAGGGATCATGCACTAACCGTGTGTGGTCGCGTAGTGTGCTCATGAAGTTGAAGACTAATGAAATTGCAAAGCCTGGTAAGTTACCTAGACCTGTGAATGATTTGTCAGTTGTTGTGTCCCTTTACGGGGCCACATTAGCAAAGATGATGAAAAACGGGATGAGTGAAATCATTTTCACCGACCTAGGGCATACCATGAGATGCAGTTTTGTTTCTTCACCTACGTTGGGCGAGCTGTCCACTGCGTTCACTTCTTTATATCGACCCAACTTTGATTATGAATTCGTATATTTTTCGGATGACTCTTGCATTAGCTTTATTCATGATGGCGTTATTCACCGCGCCAACATTGATATTAGCAGTTGTGACGCGTCTCACACCAATTATGTGTTCGATTTCTTACTTACTATGACGAGTGGCTATGCTCGCGAGCTGATGACTGCGGTTATCGATCAGCTTCGTAAGGAATTGGTTATCAAAAGTACACATAAAAGGGGTAAAGACGCAATCACGCTTGTCCACGGATCAATCGATGACATTGATTGTACATTGTTCTCGGGAAGTGTTTTGACCACCCTTGTCAATAATGTTGCAAATCTTTTAATTGCAAGATCTGTGTATGAGCGCCGTTGTACTACATGTGCCGAAATTGTCGCCGCCGCGGCTGACGTCGGCTATGTCGTCACTATGGACGAATGCGATAAATTCGAGAATATGCAATTCTTAAAACACTCCCCCTTCGTAAACGATGATGGGGTGGTGCTTCCGTTTGTGAATTTAGGCGTACTTCTGCGATCCCTGGGTCAATGTAATGGCGACCTCCCAGGCACGCGCAATGATGATTTACGCTCTCGTGCACAGAAATTCACAAGTGGGTACTTGAACTGTTTCAGGTATAGTGGACAATCAGCCTTATTTCGTGCCCTGGCTTGTAAATGGTGCGCTGACACCGATGAAGGCGTCAACACTTTTTACTTCCGGATGAAGTCAGATCGGGTTTACGACGTTCCCGATGGCGCTATTTGCGCTCGTTATGGTATCTCGCAACACCATTACGCTGAGTTGTGTAATTTGTTCTCTGAAGCCTCCTTTGGTGACACTGTTAGGTGTCTAGCTAGCGAAGCGATTATGAGGAAGGACTACGGTTTCTAAGAATAAAATACACTGGCATAGACTTGCTAAACCCTGTGAGTTTATGATGTGCCAACATAGCAAATACTACGTTTCGCGTGGTTTGC